GCCATATCCGACAACAGTTCTTGTATCTCTAATTTTTGATAATATGTCCTATCTGCTAAACTTTCTGGAAGTTGCAACTGTGCATAACTAGGTGTTGTACCATCTGCTGCTCTAAGACCGCCTTCACTATATCCTACTAAACCGCCATTTGCTGCCTGAAATGTAGGTGGAGCAAAAACTGGGAAAGGCGTCGTTAAACTGGCTAATCCAGGAGCACCCTCAATTTGACGTTTAGAAAGATTTCCTGCTAATAGGTCTAATAATTCGTTGCCTTGAGATGTTCTAGCAATTGCTGACTCATACGCAGGAGCCTGTTGCATAGGTGCATTTTGCCCAGAAGCCATCGGTAGCATTGCTGTGTTTCCACCTCTTGTGTCTGTTATTGTTGTAGTTCTAGGAGCGTTTACACCTTGTTGGAAAGAACTAGCATTTACATTACCACCAATTTGTGGACTACCAGCCATTCCTACACCACTTCCTTGAATATTTTGTTGTGGTATTGCTCCACCAGAAGTTAAACCTCTGCCCATGTACGCTTGAGCTCCACGCATACCTTCTGATTCTCCTTGTTCTTGAGCTATGCCTGTAGCTACATCAAATCCAGTTTGTACCGCCCATTTTTCTAAAGGATTCATCGCAGCCCACGCGGTTCCACCAGCGTTCATTATTCCTGGTCCAGCAGAAGAAGCTAAACTTCGTAATATAGTTGTGTCTGTAATGCCTATAGATTGCGCAGCAGTAACTGCGTCAACACCAGTTTGCATTGCTGCTGCTACTTTTTGTGCTTCTGCTCCAGTTAATCCTGCGTCGACTAATGTTTGTGTCCCGCCTATTCCCATGCTTCTAGCTGCACCACTACCGATGTCTTGGAAAAACCCACCGATACCAGATGTTTCACCAACACCCATAGGTGTCCAGTTGGCACCTTTAAAAAATGCACCTACACCATCCCATGCTGCAGAAAACGGATTACTCCAGCCACCAGCAGAACTGGCAGCAGTTTTTGCTGCGCCTGTTGCTCCACCAACACCTGCTCCTTGTAGCACGTTAGCACCACCATAAGCGATTGCCATGTTTCTTAATATGTCTTCTTTTGGCATTGCAGAAGTATGTGTTCCTATTCCTGCACCAATAGAAGCACCTACTGGACCACCAATCATGCCACCGACTATAGCACCTATAACTGGACCAGCTTTTTTAACTGTTTTTCTTACGCTTTTCCATGTTTTGCTTAGCCAACCGAACTCAGGCAATCCTGTTTCTGGGTTAATGGACATAACACCAGAACCAACAACGTATTGGTCCATAGGTATGTCTTCGTAATCAAAAGCGTTTTGTAAATCTTTTCGTAAATTAGGATTCTTGTCTAGAATCTCTTGAGGAATAATTGTTTCCCCAGCTGTTGTGTGCGAAAGCATCGTGTCGCCATTACGACCTTGAGCAGCGAGATATTCAGCAGCACCTGCAATCCCTTGTCTTGGGGCAGTGTTCTGCATTATTTTTTCTTAGATTTTTTGTTCTTTTTCTCTTCTGCGTATTGACCTTTAGACCAGTCTTTTCCTGCTCTAATCGTTTCTCTTCTACTTCTCATTCCAGGCATATCGTTCTCCACTGTATGTTATGTTTATTTAAGCAGGCTATTTGCTGTGCCTGAAAAGCTGCAGTTGTGTACTGTACTTTTATCATACTTAAAAACTCTCCAATAATAAATAGAAAAGATTTAAATAAAAAACTCCTTTACTTTCTTGCACAATATAGTATGATGAGTGTACTAAGAAACAAGAAAGGAGAGTATTATGAAAAGAGATTCACAAAGATCTAAAGTGTACGCTTGGGAAAATGCAGCAAGTTGGAATGGTAAAAATAAAAACGAACTGGATGATACTCAAGTCTTACATATAGTTAAACAATTAGATACCAAACTAAAACGAAAACAAAAAACTACAGTTGTTTTTACAAACAGAAAAGCTAATGCGACAGCTCAAACTTTTGGGAACATTATTACTATTCCTAGGTCTTGGGCAAGATGCTGGTCTGTTGTACTTCATGAGTATGCACATTTGCTAACTCCTGCAGAACAGCATGGTCCAGTCTTTGTATCAACGTTTTGTGCTCTATTAAAAAACTTTCACCCAGCTAAGCCTACGTTTAAAGAATTAAGCGCAGATTTACGAGAGAGAAATATAGATTTTAAATCACTACAAGATAATAAATACGAGAAAAAATGTAAGCGTCTAACGATAACTACCGAGGGTGCTAAAAAACCTAAACACCAAGATTTTCTAGAGCACACTATAGTTTGGGTAAGTTCAAAAGGTTTTAGAAAGACCCAAACAAAATATAAACGAACTCGAGTCACAGTAATGGTGGAAAAAATAATAGACTACGTTCGTTACGAAAAGCGTTACACAGAACTAGGTGTGTATAGCAGAGTAAAAGCTAAAGATTTGTACGATAACGTAGAAGGTTTAACGATTAGCGACTTAAAGTATTTTATAGAAACAGGTAAACTCATGAGCAAAAAGTCCTGTTTACAGGGGTAGTTTACCCTTAGTCAGTATAAAAAAAGTCCGTAGACGCCATTTACAGAGTCAATTTTATGCCCAGACTTTAGCTTTAGTCCCACCCCAGTACTCTACGGCATGTCCTTCCTTTATTAGCATGGCGCATATATCCTTACCTTCTATCGTATGAGGGATACCAAGTATCCTGCCGTACTTACCTTTGCCCAAAGATTGAACTTGTAGTTTTTCCCCACATAATTCTATGAGTCTTTCTTTAGCTTGAAGACCTAATGCTTTTTCTGCTAAGTTTCTTGTTCTGCTCTCTGGTGTATCTATCCCAGCTAAACGCACACGTTGTTTGGCTAATATGACACTAAAACCTAAATCAATATCTACGTCTATTGTGTCTCCGTCGATTACTCGTACTAACGTGCAATTATAATAAAATGGCTCCATGTTTTCTCCTCATATAAGATTAATAGTTATGTCTCCGTTTGTTTTTATAGAGACCTTCCCAACAGAAGCATTAGCTTGATAACCTTTTGGGTTAGCTGGCGTAGAGAAGTCCACCCAGTACTCTCCTGTGTATACCTGTAGCACACCAACAGATGTCTCCCATATAATTGTGCCAGGATTAAAAAACAAAACGTCTCTATCTGTAGCGGATATTTGTCTGGTGTTGTCAGGATCGAATTCTCCTAGATTAATCTCAAGAACACGAACGAGTCTGTTGTAGATATCGGAAGATATTTCTGAACCTTGCGCAATAGGTAAACGTGTGCTTAAGAGTTTGCTCACCTTCTTCCGTCTCCTCGTATTTCTAAACGAGTAGCACCTACACGCCAACCTACGTCATCATTAGCAGATGTGTCGTCGTCATCAGATTCAAAACGTATAACAGCTTGCCTTGCTCTTGCTCGCATATCTTTTTTCTGTGTCGTGCTAGATAATGCATTGGTACTAGCTGTAGATAAGCTATCTCCTGGAAAATCTTTTGTTTTTAGCACAAAATTTACTTGACCGCTTTCGCTATTATTTAAAAAACGTACGTCAGGAATCAGTTTACTGATGAATGCAAACTCTTCTCCATCACCTATGTCTAAATCTGCGCTCTCTATGTAAACATTTGTCATAGGACTTCCGTCATCGTTATATCCAAATTCATGCTGGTACAGATAGTTGTTAGCAGTTCCTCTTGGATAATTTACGATACCTTGGTCTAGCCATGCTGTTCTACTTAAAGAACCATACGTCCAAACACCATCAGCGTAATCATAGCAAACGTATCTGTCTATCTCTGTACTGTCAGAAGAGCAATAAAACCAACCAACTTCATCAAACTCAGTTGTGCTGAATGCAAAAATCTTATATATCTGTCCTAAGTTTATGTCATCAAACACATAGCTATGCACAGTACAAGGTAATTTCTGTACACTGCCGTTGTAGACATAGAAATTATCAGAGCTCATCCAGAAAACTCCAGGTGCTGCGTTTATAGAAGCATTCGGCGAAGCTAACCCAGAACCTTTGTTTAATAAGTTGACACCAAAAGTGTAGGGTGGTCCAATAAACTGCATGCTGTAGAGAGAGGTGTCCGTCCAGATTAGTATTTCTTGTCTTGCTTTAAGACCCCCAACAATAATACTACCTTCTGACAAACGCAAAGAACCTGCAGTGTTTGTAGTTACTGATTCAAAATCTAACGCATTTTCTTGATCGCTAAACGCTATAAGCATGGGGTCAGCTGATCCGCTTCTAGACGAACCAGAAATAGGGTCTGCACCTAAGACAATCACATGTCTGTCTTTTTCTGATACCAAAACTTGTAAACCTTTTGTTGGTACTAGATTTGCTCCTGAAATACTAGACAGCTCAACTGCTCGGTTATTGGAGCCATTACTTTCATCCCAATAATAGATACCTCCTGCACGAACATTCATTATTAAGTCTTCCCCAAAATGATCGTGGCTCCAAAGTCTTAGCTGATTTGTTTCAGACAATGCAGAAGTTGAACCCCAAGTAGACGCACCCCAAGTTCCTGCTCCCCAACCAGTAGAACTAACGTATACATCTAATCCTGAATTAATTTGGTACTTACCAACTATCGTGCCTTGTCCATTTCCTGAGTCACTAGAATTAGCCGTGACAGTGTCTCCGTCAGTATCTTTTGCTGTAAATGTGTAAGTATTGGCTGTAGGTACAGAAAGTAATTGGTACTCTTGATTAAGCACAGTAGCAGTAACTGTGCCACCTAATGAAACACATCCACTAAAAGTTACAAAATCTCCAGTAACTGCACCATGCGCAGTATCTGTAGCTGTTATAGTGGAGTCGTTGTTTGTTGCTGAAAATGATATTTCGTTACTACCTGTAGTAGAGCGTATAGGTGTGATGTCTGTGAACGTGTTTCCACCTTCCTCAAGATAATATTTATTTGTTGTTCCTAAGCCTAGATATTTTGATCCGTCTAAATCTACCCAAGCATGTAATGCACGACAAGTGCCTACAAACGTGTTATCGTTATCTTTACGCCAGCCTCCTATTTTCTGTGGTCGTCCTCTGTTAAAACGAACTAAGTTACTGTCGAACCAACCTCCTTCGCTATCGTAAGAAGTTCCTTCACGATCAACTCCAGGTTTTAATACAAATTTAGCTAAAGGCATACTACACTTCTCTCCATTCTTTTGCTTGAAAAAGCAACGCTTCTGCTTCTCTTCTGCGTTTTAACCCACCAAGAACTTTACCACCTGCCTTATTCCATCTTCTTATTTCATCAGGGACTCTGTCAAAATTAACATGATTAAGCTCTTTCAATAGTGTGGATTGTCTCAGATTTGTTGGACCAAGGTTGTACACCCAAGAACAGAGAGCATCAAATTCACATTGACTTAGAGAGGCTTTAACCATATCCTCGATATAGCCTTCGTATTCAGGCATTTCTTCGTGCAGCATATTTTCTGCTTCTTCTTGAGTTATTGTGTCGCCTTCTTGAACATTTTTTGTATGCCCATACCCAATCGTAAGAACATTCACAGAATCTCTGTAAGCCGTAAGCTCACAACCTTCAAATTTTTTTATTAATGCTAACCCTTCTTCTGAGATTTTCATTTCTTCTCCTTAGTTGGAACAGTTATTTTTCTATAATATATTACTACTTCTTTTAACTCATTTATATAGCGTTTTAATTCTTGCATGTTATATGACATTAGCTCGTAATCTGGTACAGACATAGCAAGAAACACAACTTGTCCATGTTCTTTTTCAATTCTTGTTAAAAACTCATCTATGTTTTTATCTGAAACAACATACCAATAAGGTTCCTTTAAGTCTATTTCTCGTGGCATAACAGGTTGCGCAAATGACCTGTCTATAGGTTTAGCTATTATGTCTACTTGTTGTCGGCTAGGTATTAGGCTGCAACTGGAGACTATCGTCAAGATCATCAATGTTGCGACTAGCTTCTTCAATACTGTTAAATACATTTTTTGTTCCTTTGTTTACTTTTGGTTCCAACAATCCAGGTTTAGCTGCTGCAAGTTTTGTCAAATTGTGTCTTTTAAATATATCTAAATATCTATTCATCTCACTTTCAATTTCTTGATTTCTGGATTGTATTGTTAAGAGCCCTTCTGTTTGCGTTTTAAAATCATTCTGCAAACTTTCGATTGCTAGTTTTTGCTCTTGATCTCTTAACTCAAATGCTTGATTTAAGGAAGACAATCTTGAATTTTCACTCCACAGAAAGTACCCTATTATTGCCATGATCAGTACTACACCGATAAGTATTTTGCTCATGACCAAAGACTAACAATTGTTAAAGTAATCGACAAAAAACTGGTTGCTAAAAAAGCTATTGTGCCTATTAGTAGACTTTTAGTCTCTTTAGCCTGTTGCTCTAAGTTTAAAGTTACGTTAAGTATATTGTTGTCTAATGTGTCAAATCGATTAAATGCTGTTTTCCAGCGTTCTGTGCATTGTACTTCATGTTTAGCTAGATCATTTGCTACGTCATTCGCTGTGGCTTTTTTCATGTTGTGTATATCTCCAATGCTCTACTTTTACCTTTCACTTCGATAGGTTTCAGTAAGTTTAGCTTAGTTTTAGAGTTTTGTTTAGTGCTTTCGCCAATAATTAAATCAACACCAACTGCTTTCGTAGCACTTTCAAAACGTGCTGCGGTGTTAACTGCGTCGCCTATAGCTGTGTAGTCAAACCTAGACTCACTGCCCATATTACCTATGATTGCATATCCAGTATTGATACCAATGCCAATAGCCACTGGCGGTATATCCATCGTTGCTAACTCTACGTTCAATTTTTCCATATTTTTCTGTATACTTTTAGCACACTCTATAGCTTTATCCTCATGAAAATCTTGATCCAAAGGTGCGTTAAATATAGCCATCATTGCATCACCAATGTATTTATCCACCATACCTCCGTGTTCTTGGACTGCTGTTTGTTGTGCAGTTAATGCTCTGTTCATTATGTATGTTACTTGTTCTGGCTCTAATGATTCTGACATGGAGGTGAACCCCCTTACATCCGTAAACAAAAAAGTGCAGTATCTTTTTTCCCCACCCAACTTTAATAGGCTAGGATCATCCTGTAACCGCTTTATCTGTTTAGGATCTAAGTAATGCTCAAATTGTTTCTTAATCTGTTGCCTTAGTTTGTATTGCTCTCTAAACCTAAGATAAAAAGCTGTTGCTCCTGTTATAAACTGTGCGAGCAGCGACCAAGTAACATCAACTAAAACACCAGTTTGTATTAAATAGTAACCCCCTCCAGCAGTAAAAAACATGAGTAAAACAGCTATACCTATACCAAGGGATACCCCAAAAACAGTTAACACTGACCACGTGAGGACTACGGAAATAACAAAAATAGCTAATTCTGCTGATAAACTCCAATCTGGGATATATGGACTATTTTCTATAAGAATGCTTTCAGCTAGGGCTGTTTGTATTTTATGTGGCTCCATAAAACCTGCTGGGGTGCTTATTTGAGGCATTATTCCTTTTGCTGTGAACCCTATGAAAACAAATTTATTTTCAACATTCATTTCCTTTAAATCCGTTTGTGGTGTATCTACCCAGCTTACCCATTTACGACCTAAACTGTCTACAGGTACTGGGGGCAATCCTTGTACTCGTATTTCCTCTAAGCCGTTAGCATTTGTCTTTATGACATATGTAGTTGCCCCTGCTAAAACTTTTAACACTTCTGTACTGTACGCAGGAACCCAGCCATCAGGAGTGCGTAACAACAAAGGAAGCCTACGCACTAACGAATCAACTTCTGCTCTAGCCACAGCTATGCCCTGACTAGCATTTTGTTTTAAAATATCTATATTTTGAATAACACCTTCTGCGTCAACTCCCCCGACATCATCACCTAATACGACAGTGCCTGTTGTTGGTGGATACTCTCCGTTATCATTTTCAAACATGGCTAGAACACTCGGAGCGTAAGAAAGTGTTTCAGCAAATATGGTGTCTCCTCCAAATCGGTCAGGTTGTGGGAAAGCAATGACCCAACCAACACCTATTGCACCTTTGTTCAACAAATCTACCTGTATCTGAGCTAATTTCTGTCGAGAAAAAGGATAGCCTCCTTCAGTAGCTATGTCGTTTTCTGTAATATTTAATGTAACGAAATAATCTGAAGAGTTCTGTTTTGGTACAAAAGCATCAAAAGTTTTTAATTTCAGTATTTCAGTTGGGATAGATTGATAAACCAAAGGCAAGCCAAGTAACACCAATAGAAGTACTGGTATTAAATATTTAATCATATTGTGTAATTGTTAAGGTTTTAGTGCAATTAGATACGCAGTTGTAGGTGGCTGTAAAAGATTTGTCGTTAGCTCCTGATTGCGTAACCCCTACGTTGTAGTTGTCTCTATAGAAATTTAATCTAGCTGTGTGGTCTCCTGAACCTGATTGCGTTATTGAAGCTATGCCATTATCTGCGTCAGAGTACCAAAAGATATCTGCATCATGGTCGCCACTTCCAGATTGTGTGATAGTAGAAGAATTGTTGTCAGCATAGTTATAGTTATAGATATACGCATTGTGCGCTCCACTGCCTGATTGTGTAATCGTGGAGTCTGCGTCATCTCCAAAAGCGTACATTTTAGCGTACTTAGAGTTCCCTGTTTGACTTATTGTGTAAGTATTGTCATCGCCTGCCATCAATACTATACCTGTATTAGAGTTACCATTTTGCGTTAGAATTGCTGTGTTGTCGTCTTTATCTAAGTCTAAATAACCATAATTATTATCGCCATTTTGTGTGATAGTAAAAATATTGTCTGTGTGATTAGACCATTGTGAGTAGGCTTTAGCTGTGTTTCCGTGACCTGTAGTGTTTAAATTTATAACAGCTCTAGTGCAAGTGTGTGTACTGTACACTCCTCCACTCAACCCACAAAAAACTGTGGCGTTATTGGTGTAACCAACTTGTTTAATGTTTATTACAGAAGAAGTTCCTTTGTGCTGTATGTTTATAGCATTGTTGCCAGCAACTAAAGGTAAACTAATCAGACTGATTAATAATAATCGTACCATCTCCACCTCCGTTTACTGTTATGTCTATAAACTTACCACCAGATAAGATTGTTATGTTGTATGCGCTAGACTTAGGTATATTTAGATCTATTGTGTTTTCTACACTTCTATAAAACGTAAGCATTTCTCCATCCACAAAAGAATACACCTGCGCTTTAGCGTCGTAACCAGCAGTTATACCCTCAATTAAGACATCACCTATTTTTGAAGATGTTTCTTCTCCTTCTATAAAAGCTAATAGATCCAACAAAAAATCTACGTTTAATAGGTCAATAGATAATCTGTCTATCTCTAGTTCGTCTTCCTCTAATTCATCTTCATCGAAATTTTCTTCTAAAAAATCTACGTCTAGTACGTTAGTGCTTTTAGTGTTTTGTTCATCAACCGCTTCTTGTACTTCATTAGGGGGGTTTATTATCAAAAGATTGTTAATGAATCCTAACGTCATGTTAACTAAAGTCACTGGTTTGGTGGGGGGTGCTTCAGAAACGCTCACCATCGTAGCTTGGAAAGGTTTATTAAGTATCTCCACACCTGCTGCTGTTTCTACTGTAATCTCTCCTGAGCTTGTGCCATCTTCGTTAGGTAAAAGTATTACAAGACTGCGACCTATTTCGTCTACTGTTGTTGTGAAGTCTGTGCCTCTAATCGCGATGTTTGCTGAAGGAGTCCTAATCAATATGTTTTCTTTGTTGATTTTACCAAGTTTGCCTGTTATAAATCTAGCTGTGCCACTAGCCATGCTTAAAGCAAGTTTAGATTTAGAAGGGTTGGGGTCATAAATGTATTCATCCACCACAATATTAGAATGCTCTGTTAGTTTAAGAACTGAATCATCTAAAAATGTAAGAGCCATGCGACCATTACCTGTACGCACATCATCATTACTAAAGATTCCTAAAGCCAACTCAGCAAGCAATTTATCTCCTCCTGTATTGCGTAAGACCTCTCCGTTGCCACGCAATTCTGATATCTCTCCTATTTCTGCATAGAGAGAACTAGATAATAAAGTTACTAACAGCCACTTGTGCATTGGTCTAAGTTAATAGTACCACTCGAAGACACTGCTGTTATAGCTATTGTATCTGTTACTCCACTTGCACTTGTAGTTTGATCAATGTCTATGTTGTTTCCATCACCTGTTAAATCAAACGTAATACTTTTATCGTCTGTACCTATCTGAGTTACATCAATGTCATTAGTGTTGCCATCAATATCCCAGTTGTTTATACATCCTATAACTTCACATCTACTGTTAACATTATTAGTATTACCTTGTATAACAAAGTCTTGGTTACCACCTGTTGCAGTAGAACTAGAGCCTTGTAGCCACACCAATACGTTTTCATTACCTGTAGCACTGTAGTCAAAATCAGATGAAGTAACTGCGCCAGTTCCACCAGCCGTAACTGTAGAATTATTGCTGTTACCTATTTGATACATAGTCCACGAAGAACTGTTACCTTGAGCAATACTAGCTGCAAATGTATTTGTATTACCTTGTTGTTTAAAATCTCCAGTTATACTCGCACCTGCCATGGTTACGTTAGCACCTGAAGTACCTACTTTATTTGTTGCTCCGATCTGGTCAATGGTTAGGTTGAAAGCACCGCCCCCTGATTGCGTCAGATATATGTCGTTGTTGCCTGCTGTCACAGATGCTACAAAACACACCAACATTAGTTTTATTAGATTTTTCATTTTACCTCCTCGCTTAACTGCGAATATTCAAAATCCCATAATTGTTTATCTAAGCCTTCCATAACTAAAGTATATACTGAAGTTTCAATAGCCGATCTAATTGCGTATCCTGTTGCTTCAGTTTCTGTGTAACCTGTTTCTATTTCTACAAGTTCAGTACCCTGTTCTGTAAATCTAAATACATCACGGCTAACACCAGCACTTAGTATGGTTTTACTTACTATTACATTTAACATAACCTCACTTGTCTGTACTAATACAGCTCTCACAGATACAGTTACATCATCCTTTCGGTATTGGTTTGTATTACCAATACCCAAATATCTTGCACCATTTCCTCCAGTCATAATGTCTGACTCATAAGATACAATACCGCCTTCTAAAATAATACCAGCAAACAGTATGGGTTTTAAAGTATTACCATTTTCTCCATCGTATGTTTTACGTGTAGATTTTATTAATTGTCGTTCTTTAGTTAAATGATCTAATCCATTACGTTCTACAACAGTAAACCATTCACCTTTACCTGCGCTCGTTAGTGCTTGTATCAAATAATTATCTGCACCTTGCGTCACAGCAGTTGAAAACAACGCCATCTTGTTTGAAGGTTTTCTTTGTCCTGTTAAGTCTTTAAATTCGTATACAGCTATAACTGCTTTTTGTTTAGGAGGAGGTAGATCCAATAATTTTTGTAAAGTTACCCTTTCTACTCGGGCATCTTCAGGACAAGTGATACCTATTAAACGACAGTCCTCTGACCTAGGAGGTGCAAAAGAAGCACAACCCACCATAATCCCTAGTAGGATTAAACTCCACAGTCTGACGTACATACCCCAAACACCCCTATAGGAATAACTATCTCTGTGATTGTTCCATTTTCATCTATGACAGTAAGTGTGATGTACTCTCCATCATTAGAGAAACTAATAGTATTACCCTCTAACTCTATTGTTCCACCTGTTCCACCATCTTCTGAAAACAACATATCAGAAATATCTCTAGAAAGATTACTGAATATTCTTGATTGTAGGTTAGAAAGAAACTTATTAAGTGTGCTATTATCAATCTCTCTTTGTATTTCATCAAGCTCAGCTTGTACCCTCTCTGCCAATTCGTCACGTCTTTTAGTTTCTTGTTCATCTATTGTTAAGTAATGAGCAGACGCACCAATACCACTAAAGCTAGGGTTTTTAAATTCGTGGGTAACAGGAGAAGCATTTACATTCAAAGCAACAATACTCAACACAAATACTATGCCAAATATAGCTATAGCTTCTGATGATTTATCGTTTTTCTTCTTCATCTTGGTCTTTTAACTCTAGCACAGTATTAACTTTCATTTGTAATCGTATCATGTCTTGGTCTAGCAGACGCAGTTGATCGGTCAAGCGTATGATTGTAGTTTTCATTTGTTCCACCGCAGGGTCTATCTTTTTGGTAATAGTTTGCCAAACAAAATAAACGAAATATCCTAATCCCACTACCATCACCACAGGAAACCCGAAGTCCGTTACGAGTTGTGCTATGTCCATCAATCTCTCCTAGCATCTATTTTCCCATCTTCTACAAAGTTTTCTGCTCTCGCTATTCTATCCAGATCAGGAGATAAATTTAATGCACTAGATACGCTTGTATCAATGCGGATAATGTCATTATTCATTGTTGCTGCTCTTGTTATAAGCATCTTAGATATACTTTGTACTGTTTTAATTTCATCAACAAGGTTATCCATCATTTGTTTCATAACCAGAAAAATAAAAAATGCCATTATTAATCCACTTGCAATGGGTAACCCTAGTTCAGCGATCAGATTGAACGCTTCCATGGTTAGTCTTCGCCTTTAAACTTTTTACTTGAGTTAGTGGTCCCAGCGTACAGCCCAAACCAAGCTGCACCTGCACCGACGACTATAGAGATAAGTCCAGATTGTTCAAAAGACGGCTGGGGTAGTGCCATAAACCATATAGTGCATTTATACAACAAAACTATGTATACTGTTAAAAACATTCTTGGAAATATTCTCCAAGAATCAATAGCTTTTGCTAAATGAATCCATTTTTGGTGAGGATTAACATTTACATCTGATTCTAAGTCTCTGATTTTATCTTTCAGAGAAGAAATTTCTTGGATCATTTCCATAAATTTATTGAGATCCATCTCAACTTCATTTCTGTCCATATCTCCGCTGAATCTATTTTCTTCGGGCATATTGCGCTATGTTATTTCTTCTTTTTGCGTTTGACGTAAGCCTCATTAACATCTGGAGTGGATTTATCATCTGCTAAGTAATGTCCTTTTTTGTTACGAGCTCTGACGGTTTCCATTTCCGTTTCTTCTACAACTTCTACAACTTTAGTGTCGTTAGACACGCTCCACTGTAAAAAGTTTGTTACTTTTTTCCACCAACTCATATTATTTCTCTTTAGCCTTGCCAATGTTTAGAGCTAATAGATCTACAAACTTATAAAGTTTGCCGATCCAGGCATCGTCTTTTGGTGTTGGAGTAGAAGCTGCTATTAAACTAGCTACTGTTACTATCAATGTTATGTACGTTACTGCGCTTACAATCATTTCCATTTAATTTACCTCTTCGGTTTCTTCTTCTAAAACTTCTTCAGCGACTTCTTTAGAAGCCTCAACAAAAGCATTTTGAAATACTGACATACTGGCAGCTACTTGGTCTAATTGAAATTTAAGACTTGCTTCTTTGTTTTTCAAA